GTATCACCGAGTCCTGCTGCTCCAATCTGAAGATTCCAATCTACATCTCCATTTACTCCTTCTGCTATTGAAGTGTATTGTGAGTCTAATCCTGCTGAATATTGTGATAGTCCAGGAGATGGTGTACCTTGAGTTATACCACCAAAGGTTAATTCTGTATCTGTGTAATATGTACTGATATCATATTGAGTTCCAAGTTTATCCCCACCAAAAGGTTGCATATTTTCAGTAAACCCACTTGCGTAATTACTATTATTAGTAAAAGGCCCACCTGGAAAGAAATCTACTGAACCAAGTTCTATTGTGTTTGGATAAAATCCATCTGATAGTGGTTGTACATCTGCAACAAACCCTTCTATATTATGTTGTCCTATTCCATGTGGACTTGGAAATGAGTCAACTATACCACTATTGTTCAAACCCTCTCCTGGATATAGTGTATCTGGAGAAGTCATAAACTGAGTAAATCCATCTATGTTAAAACCACCAACACCATTTTCATCTGCACCATGTGGATTTTGAAAAAAGTTAACAGAACCTATCTCCTCAGTAGGACTACTTTCTAAATTTGATGTCTGAAAATCACTACTAACTTGTTGTTGTTGATTCTCAACTGGTTCGGTTTCAAAATTAGAGTTATAAGTTAAATCTTTTGTTAGGTCTACCAATCCCATTTTATTCCCTCAACCCTGATTTTGCTATTGCTTGTCCAACTTTTTTACCATCTATATTTAATTGTATAGGTGCTTGTCCACCACCTTGTGAAATTAATTGCCTTAATAATTCATTTGTCTCACTCATGTCTGGTGCTATACCTTCTTTTGTTAGTAATGCAGTATCATTTGGGTTGAACTTTATCACTTGACCATCTGGTTTTATTATAGCATCATCAACCTTGTCACCCATTACTCTATCAGTTGTTATACCTTTAAGATATTGCTGTTTTATTTTCATATCAAAGTTTGCTATATCTGCTTCTTGTTTTGCAAGTTCAGCCTCACTTGCTCCAAGAGTAATAAATTTATTGTCAATACGAAGCATCTTGTCAATTGCTAAACTTAGTTTCATACCCATTAATTTAAATTTATCTGGTATACTCTTTATATATGATATTACCATATCAATACCTAATCTCATTTGAGTTGCTAATGTTTTTCCAAGTCCGTCAACTCCAAATATACCACCCGCTATATCTGTTAAGAAAATTAACATATCTTCTATTATTGTTGCTCCAGTTCCGAATAACTTTTTCCATTCTATTGTATCAAATGCTGCTCTTAGAGCCTTTCCAATTCTTTGTCCTAAACCTTCACCCTCTGTACCTGAAAAAACCTCAAATAATTTATCTCCTGCATCTCTTAAATTATCAAACATAGAAATCATTTTAGTAATAGTTCCTTCTGGAAAAATACCTTTAAATAGTTTTTGTCCAAAATCAGTTCCACCAATAAATCCACCAAGTGCTGCTCCAATTGCCATTCCAATAGGCCCGAATATTGCTCCAATACCTGCACCTACCATCATTCCTGCTGAAGATGATAATGCTTTTGTTTTTTCTGCTCTATCTGCTTTATCTTTACCACCAAACAAAGTTGATAGATTCCTTACTGCTATCATTCCTGCTGCAATTACTGCTGTTACTCCTCCGATAGCAGGTAATGCTTTTAGTGCCATTGGGAGTGCTTTTGCTATAGGGCCGAATGCTCCACCCGTTAACATACCAATTCCCTTTTTTAGTGCAAAAAATCCTGCTATTAACCCTGCAGACATCATAGGATTATCGTACATGAAACCAAAAATTTTACCTGCATAACCCATTGCGGTTTTAAATCCATTGGTAAGTGATTCTATAAAGTTCTTTATTCTATCCCCCGAAAAAAACTCTCTTAATGAACTTGCTATTCCAGAAAAGTCAATTGTGTCCAACCCGTCCAGCAAACCTTCCATCAAGTCATTAATAACTGGACTAAATACTCGTGTGATGCTTGCTAAAAGTACTTGTCCTCTTGCTCTTAATTGGTCTTGCCTCTTCAACTCATCATCCATGCTTTTTATTTCTGCGGAAGTCATGTTTGCTCTATCGGCTTGTATTGATAATGACTTTTGATATCCTTTTATAGTCATACCAAGACCTTCTGCAATCTTTCTTTGTTGAATGATACTCATCTCGTTAAATTCACTTTGTCGCTCACTTGCCTTTACTGATTTAAAGACTTGAGAGTTATATAGTTTTACTGCATCAGTAGTTTTACCTTGTAACATTAAACCATTTACTTGTAATAAGTTTACATTTCTTCCCAATAGAGCAGATAGTTCTGCTTGTTTATTAAAAGTTCCTTGTATATCTGTTATATTATCCAAATTACTTGTTATTTGGGTCATTGTTAATCCAAGTCCCCTTGCTTCAATAGATGCTTTTAATAATTCTTTTGGATTTTTAGCGAACAATCCTGCCGTTGTATCTGTTGCATTCGCTACTTCATCCATGATTTGAGCAAGAGGAACTCCTGCGGCCGCAGCATCATTTATCATCGTATCTATTCCAGCACCAACCGTATCAGAAGTAAACCCAAATATATTTTTCATACTTGCTGCAAGTTTTGCTGATTCACTTGCACCCATACCCAATTTTTCGGTTGCTGATGCTAATTCAACTGCAAACTTTCCACCATCTTTTGTTATCAAACCTTGTTCTTTAGCGAGTTCACCTGCTATTTGATTTGCTTTTTCTAATGAAACACCTTGTCTTAATAAACCTAATTCATTCTGTTCTATAAAAGTAGCAGTTGACGCCATTTGACTTTTTAATGCCCCAGCGGATGTTGCTCCAGAAAACAAAGCAGTTTCAAGTGTAAATACTCTTGCGATACTTGCTCCTAAAATACCGAAAATAGCAGTTAATGGATTCATAAATATAGTTGCTGATTTATACATACCTTTAATTGCGGCACTTTGCTCTCCCATTGTGTCTGATATTGCTTCATTAACACTATGGATTTTTCCCATGATTCGTAGTTGTCTTCTCTGGGTTTTTAATATTTTTTGCTCTTCTTCACTCAATCCCGCTTTCCCATCTTTCAAATCTATTGCATTTTGTTTTAATTGTTCTGAAATATTTTCTGCGGCACTTTGATAGATGTTTAAATCTTTTGTTAATCCAAGTTCTTTACTAAGTGTTTTAAATCTATCATTTACAACTCTTTGATTTTTCATTAAGAGTTTGTGTGATTTTTTTAGGGTTGTTACTTGCTCTCCTGCCACATGGTCTGCTATCTCACCTGCTTGAGTTCCAACACCTAATAGTTTTGAAAACCCCTTACCAAGTTGACTAAGACTCTTTGATAAGTCCACCATTTCGTTGTCAAAATCAGTAACAACTTTTTTGTATGCTGCCTTTTTTGCACGAGCTTTTTGTTTTGGTGTTTTTTCAGCCACAATCTTTTCCTTATATACCTAAGTGGTCGTATCTTCCTTTTGGTTTCCTCTTCTTGATATCATCTATGTCTTTCTTTAGGTCTGCTAAATCTTTGACAAGACTAAGAACTTTTTTACCTATTCCAGGATTGACTTTTGATGCTATTGCTGCTGCTTGTTTTCCTTTTCCTTTTATAAGAGCACTTATAATAGATTTCATTAATCTATTTTCGTTTAACTTTTCGGACATATTATCTCTCCAGGGATTATGATTATACACTTATAAATATCACATACCCCTAATTTTGTGGTGGTTTAATAGCAGGTCTTAGTATAGTATCTTTATTTTGTGAGTGTTGTGCGTGGGCTTGTTTAGAGGCATTTTCTGCCCCCTCGTCTTTATTATAATCTATTATCTTCTTTATATAATATTTACGCAACCACGATGGCATATTGTAAACAGAAACATAGTCAAAACCACCTTGTCCATGATAAACAAGGTTCCAAATCTCATCGTGTACTAATGGTCTATCTTCTGGCGTTAGGAAAAAAAAAGTCCAAATTAATTGGTATGTCTATGTCTTGAATTTCTCCATCAGAGTCTTCCCACTCTGTGGTCATATCCAAGTCGGGTGACATATTATATAGTTCTTCTCTAATAAAAGATGAATCTCCTGCCAGTAATTCATTATTAACAAAACTTCTTATTGCTTCTTTCTTATCATTACCATCAATACTGACAATAGAATGTATTAATCTTGTTGTTATTTCGGGAACAACACCAGTTGCTTTTGCTAATTTTCTTAAACCCTTTAAGTCTGCTTCTATCATACTTTCATCTTTTCCGTCACTTATCTTTAATACAACTTTTCTTTTAGATAATGGTAATTCAACTTCAAAAGTACGAGTACCCTCAATGAACTTCTTAAACTCAATTGGTTTATCAAGTAATACTGATAAATCAACTTTTATTTCATGTTTTTCATTCGCTGCATCCGTCATAGTTATAGTATAATCTTTACCATACCCAAGGACTCTTGCTGCTATCATTAATGCATTCTTATCACCTAATAATAGAGAACTTAAATCTATTTTATCAACAATCAAACTCTCAAGTAACCGGTCAAATGCTATACCTTTTTGTATTAATGTTCTTGATGTTATTATATCTTCTTCTTTTGCAGTCATATATCTCATTTCAACTTTTCCAGATGAAAGTGGATGTTCTTTTGGATATAATTTACCTTTAGACGGGATGTCTACCATCTCAGTTGGGAACTGAGATTTTACTTGTTCACTCATATTTTGTTAACTCCGATAATATATTGATGTTAAAACCATTCTATATATAAGTATGTACTAAAAGTAAAAAACCCCCAAAAAAGTTTCGGGGGTTCTTTGTGTGGTATAGTATATAGTGTGGACTATACTAAAATTGTAATACTGCGTAATCGTAAGTGATTGTCACACTAATTTCTACAGGTTGCTCTTCTGACCAACTTAAATCTCCAAAGTTTGCTTCAGAAATATATGCACCCTTTAGTGACCATTCTTCAACTTTATCACCTACTGGACCAAGTACATTAAATACTATGTCTTTCTTGTAGAAGTCTGCATATCCGTTACGACCGGTAACAGACTCATGTGACAAACGAATCCATTCAATCACCGATTGTGCTCCACTTGGAACAATTGGGTCATATAAAGTTATAGTTATAGGCTGCCAATCTGCTTTACCTTTTAATTTTCTTTTCACATTAATGTGGTCAAGTACTATTTCTCCAAATTGAAGAGTAGGTCTCTGCATAGTTTTAATTAAATATGCTGGTATACCTTCAAGATACATGACATATCTATTCTGAACCTTTGGTTCAAAAGCTGTGAAAAAAACTTCTTGTGGTGTTAATAATTCTGCCATTTTGACTTCTCCAATGTTAATATGTTTCTTCGGTAATAAATATAAGGTTACTTGTATTTTCGTCCAGTTTTAAAACAAAAAACCCTCTAAAAAGAGGGTTTTCTGTACTTTTTTTTAGATTAACAACTATTATTCAGGAAATGCTGCTCCTGTAGGTAATATGTTGAAATCAAGTATGATGAACTCTGCAGTTCTCGTAGGTTGTAGGAATATCTGACCATACATGATATTTCTATCTACCAAGTCTGGTGTATTATTACTATCATCCATTACGACTTTGAACGCTGACAAACCACTTCTCTGTTGAACTGACTCAAGGTAAGGGTTAACTATACCTAAGAATCTGTTACGAGTAGCTGCGTTGTTTTGTTCAAATACTAAGAACTTCGTTGCTGATGCGATGAACTTCTTAACTGCAATCAAGAGTCTTCTTACATTAACTCTGTCCAATGCACTTGGTTTGATTTGAAGTGTCTTTTGACCCCAAATACAAATACCTTGTCCAGGGAAAGTTGCAATCGGATTGATTCTTGCTTCATAAAGGTCATCCCTTTCAGCAAGAGTCAAACGACTCTTAACTTGAACTGCGTCTGTTATACCACGATTCAATCCTGCTGGAGCGAACCATTCATGTGCTAATGCATCGTTTTGTGCTATCACACCTGATACAACAACTGATGGTGGTGTCCAAACATATGTGTTATTGTCAACATCTCTTATTTGTACCCAAGGGTAATAAGTTGCAACATAACTTGAGTCAAATGTTTGAACTTGAGTTACTGCTGATGAGACCGTTGTTCCATATTCAAATGCATCCATTACATAGAAAGCATCTGCTCTGTCTTCCGCTATATTTTTCGCTTTAGTTGTCACGGTTGGGTGGATTCCTTGTAAAACACCTGGAACCACAATCATGTTAATATCATACTCATCTGGATTAGATATAGCATTTAATGCTCTTACATAAGCAACAGAACCACTTGCGGTTGCTGAAGAAATGTCAAATCCTTGAGTATTTGAACTAACAATATTATTACCAACTTTGACATCATCTGCTGGATTCTTACCATCAAAACCACCTTGCATTGGAACTAAGAACTTCCTTTGTGCTACTGAACCAGTTGTTAAACTTAGTGTCACTGCTTCATTCACTAAAGGTGATTCTGCTCCTATAGTACCTACTTGTGCAAACAAATCAAAATCAACTTGGTTTGTTGTTATTGCACTATCAGGTATTGGTGCTAAATAGTTAAGGTTTTGTTCATATAGTGTAGTTCCTTGTGCTACAGAACCAGACCAATAGTTATATCCATATGCTACATTTGTGTTTACAGTACCATCATCATCTATTTGTTTAGATATTTGACTTGCGGCTAAGATACCTTCTCCACCATCGTTTATCGGAAGACTAATCTTACGATATCCACCTGGTATAAGGTCTTTGGATAGTGTCTTATTCTTGACACCAGTTACCATTTCAATGTAGACATTATCATCTGCAGACGGATAGTCTCCACCTTGTAAGACAACTTTACCACTTGAATTAACTTCAAAATATTGACTACCAATTACTTTTTCAATGTATTTTGGTGAATCTTTATCTAAGTTAACTTTTTGATAAGTTGCTTTTATGTCTTGACTTCTTTCAGAATCTTCAGAACCATGATAGTTTTTAACTCCACGAATCGTTACCGTGAAATCACCATAGTCTTGATTCACACCTGCTAACGCTGCTGCTGGAGGTCTAATGTCACTAATCATTACTTTGACAAGTTTATTAACATTACTACCATGTGAATGAGTATGGAATCTGAAAAGATTAACTGCACTACCACCTACTTTTTGCGATACAATGTAAGGTGATGTTGCTGGTTTGTAATCTTTTGTGAAGTCCAGTGGTGTTGATGTAAATACACCAGAACCACTTGCTGCGGATGTTGTAAGCAATGCATTATCGGCTGGATTATCACCTGCTGAACCACTAATAGATATTGCTGCTACATCAATATCCGCTTGGTTTGCTGGTAAGTTCAAGTATACATATGCTTCTTTATCACCTCTTGGGTTTTCACCAAATACTTTTGTGATATAGTTATCATCTGTACTTGATAAAGATGCAGTGTATGTTGACGCTGCTACTCCACTACCACTTAACTCAAGTCCAAAAACAGAAGAGTTTACTTGTGCATATCCAACTCCGAAGTCTGCAATACTACGACTTTCTGCTAATTCAGTAACCGACGCTCCAATCTCTAATAGAGATGAAGATGCGAAGTCACCAGTTGGATTCTGAACGGTAGGTGCTAATACTGCCATTAAGTTTTCTGTTAAGTAGCCACCTGCAGTTGAACCAGAATCTTGATGTACTGATGAACCAGAAGCTGCACCATAAATGAACAATGGGTTACTAACTGAATATCCACCTAAATGTAGTACACGAACAACTGTAACGCGACCTGCGTTCTTCATATATTGTTGTACTGCATAAGGTGCATAAAAGTCAGGGTTCAACCCACCAAATTTTTCTTTAAAGTCATTAAATGACTCTACTGGGGTAGGAAGAAATGCTGGACCCTTCATTGTAGGCCCGACAATTGCTGCCCCTATCTGTGCAATACCAGCAGGAAGAAACGATAAGTCCTTCTCATTGGTAAAAACACCTGGGGATACGACTTTCTCTGCCATATTATTATCTCCATAGGTTAATTATTAAGGTTAGATTAATTCTTAAATAAATATAATTCAAAAACCTCAAACAAGTGTTTAAGACTAATTTATTTCACCAGAATCAAGGTTTATGTTGACTTTTCCGTATTTTTCTTGTAAATCTTTAATTGCTTTTGATTCACTCTGTTGTGCATCTGCCCACTCTTCTCTTAAAGACTCTTCTCCTTTATTAAGAACCTCAATTTGATTTGTTATTTGCATTCTCTGAACTTGTATCTGACCAAGTTTTACGGTTATCTCTTGGTATTTTGCACGAATCTCTTGTACACTATCAAGTTCTTCTGGTGTTATTTTTTTAATATCTTCTGACATATAACTTTTCTCCTAACTAATTAGTTTAATATAAATATCACACAAAATCTCTAAACAATAAATTAATCTGTCCAGAACCTATGTGTTATATTTAGATTACTTCCAGAAACAACCTCTCTTCCTGGACAACTATAATCATCATTTATAAAACCCCATTCTTGTTTATCAGAAATCAAACCAAGTGAACGACTTACTGCATAATCTTCAAATCTTATTTGAATATTAAATTTCGTATGTACTTCTAACATATTTTCTTTACCAGCGTGTCTAAAATATGAGTTACATTTATGACAAAAACTTCCAGTTTCATAGTGTCCTATTTCTTCAGTATCTTCTAATCCATGTGGTGCACTTGTGTATATCAAAGAACCTGATTGAGAACCAGAATTAATATATAATTTACTTTCTGACA